CCGTTGCCGCCAGTCCCGCCTTGGCCTCCACCACCGCCTCCAGCAAGCAAACTGCCAGCGTTGTTGATAGTTACGTTTGAAGCTGCGTTATTGATAGCGTGACCGCCAGCACCACCGTTAGCTGTACCAGCCTTGCCTATGATCGAACCATTGTTGTTGATAACAAGAGTGCCAGCAAGAGTGCTTGGAATATCTAATGCGTCATCAGATACACCGCCAATCGTAACGCCGCTATTGATGACAATTTCTTTTGGATAGTCTACAGCGTAGTCAGAGCCAAACAATGTGTCAGCATCTTGATCGGTTGATGTTGTTGTGTATGTAAACCGGAAGCCTTTGGCTTGACTACGAAAGTTAGTAAAGTTAATTGCACCGCTAGTTGGAACAGAAGCAGCAAGATTTACACCAGTATTGTTTCCAGCTTTTGCTCTTATATTAGACCCGCCACGATACAAGTTAGAATATGAGATAGCACCAGAGCCACCTACAAACTCAGTTCGTAAGTTGCTAAAAGATACTGCCCCTGATGCTGCTATAGCCATTACGGTGTTCCGAAAGCAGTTATATTATCTTTAGCAACAATAGCACCAGCGGTTGTAATCTTAAAAACCTCAACGCTGTTATAGATAAACACCATGTCGGAGCCATCTAACGCAGCAGACCAACCAGTAGGAAATGCTGCAACATTATCTAATGCCCCAACAACAATGTCACCACTTGCATCAAGAAGGTTTGCAATGTCTCTTGCTCTGGTCATGCGACTGCTCCGTTTAAAGTTCCTGTGTTATTCATTGTAACTGATGTTCCTGTTACCGCTGCTCCGGCTGCGCCACCAGCATTTCCGGCTGCTCCGTTACTTGCATTTCCATTAGCACCTGCACTCGATGTTGATGCTGCTGTTCCCAAAGCTGCGCCGTTCGATCCAGCACCGCCCGATCCAGCATTGTTTGATCCAGATGCGCCTGACCCACCGTTTGTAGCTGATTGATTATAGCCAGCACCCACGCCAAATGAGCCACCAGCACCGCCTGTGGATGAGCTTGTTGTGGTTGTGATTACTCGATAACTTTTTGCGTATTGATCACCATCTAGGTTTGTATGAGTTGTGACGAAAGGGCCTCTTCCATACCCAGCATAAGAAGTAACACCAGACAAGTGTGACCCTACATATCCATATGCCGCATATGATGAACTTCCAGCAGTGATGTAAATCCAGCGAAAATCTGTATAGCCATTTTTAGCAATTTTCCAATATGCGGTGCTGGAACTGTAACCAAGAGTTGTTGAAGTTGAGTAACTTCCGTTGCCGCCCTGACCGCCTACATTTCCAGCGCCGCCCCCACCAGAAATCTGGCCTGTGTTATTGATGGTCACTCCGCTTGTAGCGCAGTTAATAGCAGAACCACCCGCTGCGCCAGCAGACGCACCACCGAATCCAATAACTGTTCCAGCATTGTTGATAGTAAGCGTTGACGCTAATCCAGATGGAATGTCTATAGCTTCATCACCATTGCCACCAATAGTAACGCCAGAATTAATGTCTATAATTTTTGGATAGTTGACATCGTAATCGTCACCAAACAAAGCATTAGCATCAATATTAGTTGTTGAACTGCTAACAGTATTTTTAAAACCTTTAGCTGTGCTGTAAAAATCTTGTATGTCAATTACGCCAGACGTAGGAACAGAAGCAGCTAGATTGACAGCAGGGTTATCACCAGCCTTAGACAGAATATTAGAGCCGCCACGGTATAAATCATCCATGCTTATTGCTGATGAGCCACCTACAAATTCAGTCCTCAAATCAGCAAACGATACTGCCCCTGACGCCGCAATACTCATTATGGACTCCCGAAAGCTGTGATGTCATCGGCCGAGGTGACTGCACCGCTAGATGCAAGTTTGAAAACGGTTGTGCCATTGTATTGAAAATCCAAATCATTGCCGTCTAAAACAATTGCCCATTTGCTTGTGCCAAACGACACGCTGCTTGTGCCAAGCGCAACATTGCCACTACCATCGACTGTTAGATTATTGTGATTAGCTATGCCAAGGCTGCTTAGTGTCGGAACCGATGGTGCAGATGGTGCAAAAGCAGAACCGTTATATGTCAGTACATCACCTGATGATGCGCCAGATACGCTTACATCATTAGCATCTCCGACACTAAAGTTACTAAGAACAAACGTACCAAAAGCCACAATGTCTACTGTGTCATTAACCGCTGCACCAGATGCCAAAACAACCGCTGTGCCATTAGTTGCAGTAAAGTCAGTGCCGCTTATTAGTTTGATACCGTTTAAATACACATCCACATAACCAGCATCGTAAGTTGCAGCAAAGCTAGTTTGATTAGCCGTTGCTGTATAAGACACACGCTGCGATGTTCCGTTGACTGATGATCCAGCGTTTTGGAAACCCGATCCACCGTAAACTTTCATAGTATCAGATGATGTATCAAACCAGAGATCACCAGTTGTTGGTGATGATGGTGCTGTTCCACTTACAAAATAAGTATCAGCAAAAGCATTAACATTAGTTAGGTTTGATGCAACGGTATTTACGTTAGCAATCGAACCCGCAACAGAAGTTATATTGCTATTCGATCCTGCTACAGTATTGATGTTTGCGCTGTTAGTGTTAACAGCGTTGATGTTAGTTGAGTTATTATTAACGGCAGTTAATGTGCTAGTAATCGCAGCAAGAGAATTAATGTCTGAGTTTGATCCAGCTACAGTATTAATGTTTCCTATATTACTAGCAACTACAGCAAAATTACTTGTTACAGTAGTAATGCTATTACCCATCGCATTGCCATGAGCAACGCAATAATATAGCAATCCGCTAGATGGAGCCGCCGCATCTACAATAATAGTTGTTTTTGCTCCAGCCTGCCCAGCAGTACCAGTAGTTGTTACCCCGGTTGTGTAGCTACTACTGCCATTTTTAAACGCTAAAGTATGACCTGAGTTGCTTGCGTCTGATTGGTCAAAGATATATGTGTTGCCACGATCAAGCTGTATAGATGGATTGTTTGACCCATCTAAAACAAATACATTTGACCCGCCTACACTGGCAACAGTAACAGCGTATGTTGTGGTTGCGGATAAAGCATTGGCTAGTGTTGTTACATCTGAGCTAATTCCAGCTAAAGTTGTTACGTTAGCTGACACACCAGCTACAGTAGTAATGTTACTATCAATGCCAGCTACTGTTGTCACATTAGCAGCAATATTTTCTACAGCAGCAACATCAGAACTAATCCCTGCTACTGTAGTTATATCAGAAGAAATGCCTGCTACTGTAGTTATATTTGAAGAAACTCCAGCAACAGTATTAATGTTTGTTGAATTGCCAGCAACAGAAGTTATGTTAGCTGATATACCAGCAGCGGTTGTTACATCAGACGAAATGTTAGATACATTTGTAACATTCGCACTAATACCAGCAACTGTACCAATATCAGCACCATCTGCCGCTACTGTTGTCACATTTGCTGAAATGCCAGCGACTGTTGAAACGTCAGAGCTAACCCCAGCAACGGTGGTTACATTAGCAGCAACACCAGCAACTGTCGTCACGTTAGCGTTTATGCCAGCTACGGTAGATACATTGCTTGATATTCCCGCTACTGTTGTAACATTCGCACTAATACCAGCTACAGTTTGAATTGCATCCGTTGCGTCTGTGCCATCCTCAATATCGGCTAATGTAGAAATATCAGCAGTAATTGCTGAGATAGTTGATACATCACCAATACTAGGTCCAGCTTCAGGAAGACCAGATGTTGCATTAAAAGCAAGAACAGTACCCTTACGAGTATCAAGATTAGGTAGAGACAATGTTGCTGCCGTATCAGATTCAGCAAGCTTCATGGTTCTGTTAAGCTGAGTCTCAAGTTCCTGCTCAATAGCAAAGATCTTATCTAACTCGGTATTGAGAGAGCTAATATTAAATGGCCCCGATGTAGGGAAGTCGGTAGTTCTTGCAACGGCAATGTTTCTGAATATTGTATACTTGGTTGCTGCGTTACTGTAAGTGTCGCCAAGAGTTACATGGCCACCAGAAAAACCATCATCTACAGAAGTGCCGACAACAGCAAATGTGCCAGTTCCAGTCCCTCTAGAAAGAGTTGTGTCTACACCAGCCGCACTTGTTACAATGACATTGATATCATCAAGGCCAAAAAAAGGATAATCAATGGTTAGCTGTGTTGTATCCGCAGTAACAGCCTGCGTATATTGAACACGAGCATCATTGTCTGCTATTTGTATAGTTGCCATAATATCCTCTTATACATTGTTGGCTTCATTACGTTAATTCACATCTATTGACCAAAAACACCGTCATATATCGGATCGAGATACGGTAATGTAGACCCTGGAGTTACAAACCTAGCTGTATCAAGAGTATCCTGATTAGCATTAAAAGTGACAACATCACCCATCACACTGGATATATTCATTAAGTTACTTGCAGAAGGCCCAAGTACAGCACCAGCTTTTGCTGTATCAGGAAGCTTGTACTGAGGCTGATCTGTAAATGCTGGCCTCATACCAAGTTTATTATCAGATAACTTTTCCACAGCATTATTTACATCCATAGCCCAACCCATAATGCCAGAGCGATCAACAGCATTTAACAGCTTCTCATCAAATGTTTCTTTATCGTCTATGCCGTACTGCGCTCTCTTAACTTCGTTAACAAGACCACCCATAGCAACCAGCAATGTAGCTCCTTGCCAGAAAGCACCATCACGTTCTTGAAGACCAGCAGTAGCCATGCGAACCATTGCTCCCTGACCAAATGATTTGAACTGAGTAAGCATCGAGCCAAACTCGGTGGATGTCCACAAAGCTCGATCACCAGCTCCGGGGGTTACAATGATACGCTCTACATTCTGGTTCAAAGCAATACGAAACTTCAAACGCATTGCAGGATCAGTCCAGTCATCTGTGTTAGGAAGCCTCTGACCATCTACATTTGTTCCGTGTTGCTGGATCTGTTGACGCATACGATAGGCGTCTTGACGATCAATACCATTCTTTAACAGCTTTTCTTTGTCAGCTTTTGACAATGCTTCCCATGTTGTTGTCAAAGCATCTGTCATACGGAGCATGGTTACGTTACCAGCAAACTCTTTAAGCATCTGGTTCCAGTAATTCAAACCATTCATCATGAAGAAAACACCAGTTGCCTGATTAAGACCACGTTCTAACGTGTACCTAGATCCAAACAAATCACCCATATCACTAAAGGAGTGCGCTCTTAACCCAAGAGTAGCATCAACAGCAACGCCAGCAGCAGCTAGCTCTTTCTGCTTTAGTTTCTTTACATATGTAGCCTGATCAGCAAATAGATTCTTAAATCCTTTTTCATTTGTTGTTCTGAACCCTTCAACCATCGTGGTTCTAAATACATCAGGAACAGATGAAATCATTGCCCCACCCATGCCAACAAGAACATTGAATGACTTCATTACACGAACAAATCTGCTAGACAGTTGATGTGGATCTTTAGACGCACCATAGGTTCCACGAACACGATCTCTTAAGCCACGAAGATCTTCTAGGTCACGAGTCATTTTTTTGTTTAAAGCTTCTTTAGTGAGATTAGAGTTGTCTGCAACCTTATCTACTATTTTGTATTCATCAATACCTTTAAACAATACAATTTGATCGTGGCTTAAAGACATAAACATGTCTTCAGATTCCTTATTAAACCTTCTGGCCGAATTATACTCTTTTAGCATTTTGCTTGGAGTAATGTCGCCTTTAGTTGCTTGATAAAAATTAGGTTGCCTAAATGCAAATACAGCAGAATCATATCCTTCTGCACGAACTGAATCAGATACCTTATTCATCATATCTCTTCTCATAAGAGTATAAGATGTATTAAGAGATCTTACTGCCCCTTTGTCGTTAAAAATTTTATCACTAAGTTCACGAACCTCTTTCATAGATTTCTTTTTAGAGATTGCGTCATTTAAATCATCTATTGCTTTGAATAGATTATCTTTAACTTCTAAAAATTGATTATATGCAAAAGAATTTTCTGTTCCTTTATAGTAATCTAACAAGTCTTTGTCTGACTTAAACACAATAGGATTTTTTAATCGAACAGAAAGCTCTTGCAATTCTTTTCCATATTTTTTTGCAGTACGTTTTGTTCTAGCAAGATACACACCTGATCCAAAAGCATTTTCTTGAAAAGCAACCTTACCTCCACCACCACTTCCTCTAAACATCGTTACTTCTGCTTGAACGCCAGTATCAAAATGTTTTTCAAATGCAGCCATGTTTGAAAAACCTGAATCAAACTTAGGGGGTTTTTTAGAAGCCTGAACAGATGAAGAGGGCGCTTCATCAATTAGACGAGCATAATCTGCTGTAATCTCATCAATAACAGACTTCATATCTATACTGCCATAACGAGCAGTAAGCTCTATGTCCATTCCCATAGTTTTTACATGATGCCGCAGTAGTGTCTCAATGTCGTTCTCAATAAACTCTTCAAGCAAGTCATCAGGAACATTTAACGTAGATGCTTTAACACCAGATGGGCTTATCATAAAGTCCAGTTGATCTGCTGCATCATCAAGATCCAGATAGGGTCTGCTTCTAGTAACTGTATCCATTACATTTTGTGCATATGTCTTAGCCGCTGCTCTGGACATCTTCATAGATGTAACAGCATGACGCTCTATAATAGACAGAAACTCGCTAGAGCGTTCCATAATTTTATCTACACGGAAAATACGAGGAACGTAAGACAGCGCATTGTTTGCAGTAACGCCTTGCTCCTGAAGCTTTGCCATAGCTTCTTCCAACTGCTTAACCCTATTTACATTATTAGCTGCTCTCGCTGCTGCAATATCTTTTGTAAGCTGAGTCTCAAACAACCTGACACTGTTTGCTTCTTTCTTAACTAAATCAAATACTTTTCTATACTGACCAGCGGCTGCTGTTACAAACTCAGATGCTTCATCACCAACATTATCAACATCACCACGACGCATAGCTCTTGCCACACGGTTTCTGAACTGAGCTTCTGTCATATGACTTCCTGCTCGATTAAATTTATCAGATACAGATGTTCTTAGCATTTGAACTGATCTTGCTATGTCGCTATCAGAAGCCACCTTGCCCCTATAAGCCAAGTATGTTTTGTCTACTTCGGTAAGGGCTTGACGAAGAGGGCCAAGATACTTTGCTCTAAATGTAGACTCGACAGACTGATCCATAGATAGCCCCTCATCCACCTTCTTCTGCATCATACCGCCAGTATCAACTAAACCAGTAGCTACTGTTCTTACAAATGGATTCGGACTGTTAAGCATACGAATAACAGGATTCCAAGGAAGCTTTTCCAATCCTATACCTGTCTCCTTTAACGCATCCTGTTCCATAGTAGCGTACATGCTTTGACGATAACGCTCTGGTGAAACACTAGCTCCGGCTGATCTGTAGACTTGTTCCCCACCACTGCCAGTAGGCATGTCGGGATCTACCATTCGCTTTACACCGCCAAACTTATAAGCAAGGCTACCACCAACAAGACTTAAAGCACTAAGCATCAGAGCAGAGTGAGATGCGTCACGATACTCATTTTGAGACTCAATAAGCATTTGCTCTGGGTATAAAGCTGCACCAGTAAATGCAGTGCCACCCACAAAACGCTTTCCACCAGATGCCATCTTCATAACTCTAGCGGGAGCAAGTGGCAGTAATGTAGTTGGTGAAGCTAAAGATGCAACAACCTGTGCGCCAGTGCTGTCTGTTGCAGAAAGAAACGCCATGTCTTCTGCATCCTGTTTCATTCTCTCTAACTTTAACTGTGACTCTGCTGGGCTTCCGCTATGACGAAACATCCAAAGACCTTCGTCACCACCAAGCTGAGACTTTAATTCTTTATCTTTAAAGGCATCATAACCCTCAACATTTTTGTACTGAGAGTCCATAGATTCAAGCATTCTGTTTATTGCAGGGACAAAGTTGTTCTGACGAAATGCTGCACCCCAAACATTATCAAATGTCTCATCAAATACGGCATAGTCATATTCATCTTCATTGCCAAATTTAGATTGAACTCTGTTACCGTAAACCTCACCAGACTTTCCATACAAGCTTGTGTATGAATCAGTAACTGCTTTTGTATCAGGAAGCATACTGTTGGACTTTGTAGTTCTGTCTACAGCTTCTGGAGAATCATAAAAGTCCTGTTCTAAAGCACGTTGCTCGTTTGTCTGAGCAATATCAAAATCTGCTATTTCTGTATCTATAGGTGTCTTTATACCACCTTCTATAACAGGCTCTTTAGATTCAGCAATTTGACCTTGGACTTTTGCCATTAGCTCTTCATTGGTTAACTGCCTTGACGGTGCATCTGCCGGGGCGGTCACAGCTAGGGTGTCCTCAAGTCTTTTTTTTTGAAAATATTCAGCCTCTTTGTTTCTGCGAGTTTTGTAGTTATCGCCAAAATTACGCAAGTTTGCTACAGCACCATCCCAGTCATCAGTCGTAACTTGCTCCCAGAAGTTAGGTGCTTTGGAAGCCAAGTCACCATACTGAAATGCTACAGATGCTATTGTTGTAGCTTTGCCCATAGGCAACTCAGAAAAAGGTGTGCCTGTCTTTGACTCCCAGCTTGAGCTAAGTCTTTCAACAGCTTCGTTGTGAGAAAACTCATCAATAATCTTTGCCTGTGAATCATCAACAACTAACTCACTTGCAAGGTCAGATGCTTCTGCACCTTTGATTCCGAGATACGGTGTTAGAACGTCAATAATATCTTGAGGCAATCCAGCAAGATCAGACAGGTTTCTGGCTCCCAGATCAAATCCGGTTGCAATAGTGACACCAGACTTTGATCCTTCAGCATCAGGAACATATCCCTTTAGCTTGCGTTTACCTTCTAGCTCACCAATAAAGTCCCAATCAATATTGCTCATTATCTCCAACCCAAAGTAGTTAAACGATCAACAATGTAGAAAAATTCTTCTTTTTCTTCTTGGCTTACTGTGGTTGCTGACCAAGGACTTGGCTGATTTCCAAGAATTTGAGATGGAGTTGTTGCTTTGCTAAAAGCATTCCAAGCATTAAATAAACCATCAAGAGAGGTATCTGTACGGTTGCGCTCCATTGCTTCAAATGTAGACTGAACCAACCCTTTATCCATCAAACCATACATAGACCAAAACTGTTTGGCCTTGTCTGTTTTAAGCTCACTAATAACTTCCTTATAACTTTCTTTATAAGCTTTGCTGTCTCTAAAATCGTAAGTATATGAGTTGCTAACCAAATGCGCTCTTCCATACTTATCCTGAACATAAACACTATATGTTGGTTCTCCACCAAAAGATTCATTGGCCTGAAAGTGCATAGTTGTTCCATCTAGCTTTTCTATGCCAACATCCTTTAGCATTTGATACATATATTCCTGAGCCTTTGTAGGAGGATTCAAAAAATCAAATCTATCCTCAAAGCTATTTACAATCCTATCCCTTACATCATTTTGTATATCTTTATACGAAAGAGATACAACGGCCTGACCAGCAGCGGTGGGGACAGTAGATTGTGCAAACTTTAAAATAGGATGCTTAACAAACTCTAAAGCCCCTGTTGATGGATTCTTTTGAACACCGAGTCTTTTACCAAGTTGCCTTATTGTGTCTTGCATGTGAGTGACAGGAGAACCAGAACTTACATTTGAAACCTTGTCGTAAAAAATATTCATTACGGCTTGCTTAATAGTAGGGTCTTTAATAAAGGCACTTTCAAGCTCACTACTGCTAACGCCACCATCGGCGGCTATTTGGTTTAGCATCTGTTTTGCTTCTGGAGATATTGTTGTTTGAATTAATGTAAAAAACTTTTCATTCTCAAGAGCTTCTTCAAATATTTTGTTAAAAAACTGATCTTTGTCAAAACCGTCTCTACTTAAATGTTCATTAACATTTCTGTTTTTGCTAAAACCTTTTTCAGCAACATATGATTGCATTGCGTTTTCAATGCCTATCTGCTCAACAGATCTTATAAAGCCAACAGTTTCTTCACTAATGTCATTGCCAGCTAAAAACATACCAACAGCAGTTGCTTTACTTGTTCCCGGGGTTTTCTGTCTAATACCAGAAACAATCTGACCCATAATGCGAGTAGCTAGATCAGCATTCTGCATAGTATATGGCGCTCTGGAAAATATCTCAGCAGCATCAGGATGCAACAAACCGCTTGTTTCAACAGAGAAGTTAGAAACAGCATCAATGCTTCCAGCAACAATAGTAGGGTCATCGCTAAGAAGATCTATATCAACAAGAACATCTTGTCCTGATTCGTTCTTAGTACGAAACTTATCAAACCCTTTATACTCTACAAGATTGGCTAAGTCATCTGCACTAAGAGGAATATTATTTCTGGCCTTGCGTTCAGCTTTATTAGCAGAAGCGACACCATCTGCACGATCCTGATATGCTGCAACATAAGATGCTATTGCTTTATCATAAGCACCTCTTGTTTTGTAATGTGGACTGTCAGGCCCAATAACACCACTTGCTTCTAGCTTAGAAATAAACTCAGGAGTGACATAGTAGGCAGGATCTTCAACAAATGAGCTAGTGTCTTTGTTGAGTTCAAAGTAAAGAGCCGAAGCAATATCGTTTCTAGTTCCAGTATTGTAATATCCAGCAGCTTTTCTATAAGCCATCTTTGCATCTACAATATCTTTGTAAGAGTCTATATCACCATTATCACGCATAGCTGATATTGCTCTGCCAGCAGCCCTAACTTGATCAATAGTATGTATTTCTGGGTTATCTATTATAGCTCTTTGATCCACAAGAATCTTTTGGTTTTGAGCCTTAACAACATTAGTCACTTCTTGCTGAGATTGTTTAGAAACAGCTAAAAGAGTTGTTCTTTGCGCCCCATTAAGTTTAAAAAAATCACTATTTGGATCAAGCAAAAGATTGTTAATATCAAGACCTTCAGTAGTTACACGATAAGTAAGATCATTATATATAGACTTTTGTAACTTGGTATTTTCTCTATCTCTTAAAGCATCCATAGAGATTAATGATGAAACAGTTTGATGTGCAATTTCACCAAGAACCTTTTCATCAAGATCTGGGTTTGCCTTTGCTTGCTCTTCAATATCGCTTGCTGCATTGTGCGCCGCTTCTGCACCGTTAGCTGCGTATATCTTTTTAATGTAATTAGTGCCTACACGAGCAGCTACAACAGTACGATCAGCATCATCTAATTGAGAAATCTTTTTTTGAGATACTTCATTAAGAGATAATGACTCTTTAATTTGAGATTGCTCACCCTCAATCTCTCTCAGACGAGCAAGCTTTGATTCGTTTTCCGCTTCATTATCATCAAAAGATGCAATTAACTTTCCCTTTTCAACAGAAAGAGCTTGGAAAGCTTGACCATTTTGATAAATAGAATCTTCTTTTGCTTCTTTTTGTTGCTGCGCTAAAGCTCTGTTTTCGGCAACACCAAATGCTTTAACAGCCTTTGGCATAAGAGCAGATTTAATCTGTGGGTCAAGATCTTCAAGACCTTCTATAAATCCACTAAAAGAACCACGAACACCATCTGGATCGTTTGCATTATTGTCTAATGCTGTTTGTGCAGCAAGATCAATATCGTTAGAAGCAGCAGATACATAGGTTCTAATTGCTGATTTGCGATAAGCATCTAAAACATTCTTTTGATCACTGCTTGAGTATGTCTCAGTTGCTTTTGCATAATCGAAGTTTACTAATGGTTGTAGTTTACCATCTTTAAATACAGCACCAGCAGTTGACCCATCAATCTCTGCCTGACGAATTAAATCATTGTACTCACGCTTGCGAATATCAGTGCCTATACTATTTGTAAGATTACCAATCTCTTGCATTGTTCTTGCTGAGTCAAAGAAACCGCTAAGATCAGGCATGCCAGTTGGCTGCACAAAAGAAGTTCTACCACCTGTTTTCTTAAAAGCCATTAACCTACACCCTTATCAATACTATAAATACCACCAAGAGTTTTAGCAAAACCACCCATAGTAGCAGCCGAAGCAGCGGCATCAGAACCAGCAGCACTCAAAGCAAACTTACGTCTTTCTGACTGCCCCATAAGCCTAATAGTATCTACATCTTGCTTTGCTATTCTGGTTTCATCAGTAGACAAAGCGGAAACTGATTGAGATGTGCCAAGAGCTACACCTTGAGCAGACATTGATGTACCAAGCGCAGCAAGCTGAATACGAAGCTTTCTGTTACGCTCTATTTCTTTTTGACCAGCTTCAATCTTTGCCATATCTGCTTGCTCACGATATGACTGTGCTTCTAGTTCATGTGCTTTTCTGGCTTGTTGTGCAGCCATAAAGCCCATGAAAAGCCCTGCAATTTGCATCTGTACGCCCATTAGACTTCCACCTCAAGCAATATGCCATTCAAACCAATAGGCAATGGCTCATCCTGCGTTATTGTTACGGTGCCTTCGTTAGACCAACCAAGAAAATATATCTCCTTACGAGCAGTAATAGCATCTGGTTGGTTTGCAAAGTTACTTGTAGCACGCCTTATTAAAACCTTTGTACCCTTTGCTTTTACATCTAGTGTTTCATTAAGATCAAGAACAGCTCTAACTATTCTACGCTTCTGACCAAACGATATACCATCTTGCAACTGAAACTCAGGCGGCAGTGTTGTCAGTGTAGGTGTGTAGTTAATTCCAATCTCTACCTCATCAACGGCAGAATTAAGAGTTAAGTTACCAGATCCATCTGTTGTGTAAGAGCCAAGGCTGTAGTTTCCAGACTTAACGTGAACCACTGTATTAGGGAGGTGTGCTACTTGCCATGCTGTTTTTGGGCTTCCATGAGTGTCTTTGACTGCGCTATCCAAGTGATAATCATTGTCCAAAAGCTCAAGTGTCGTAACAGTAGAGGAGTTAATAGTTCTCTGTGATATGAGGTATATCCTTCGATTAACATTAACTATGTTCTTAAACGATCCTTCAGTCTCATACAATGACCAGCCTTGCAGCTTTTCCTTACGAATACTGGTAAAGACAGCAATGTTTCCATCTGAGTTGATGGAGTAAAGATAGCTCTCTACCTGATCAGAAGCTTCTCTTTGAGCAACAATATCAACAGGTGTTCCAATTAAATGCTGAGACAGAATAGTTATAGAATCAGAATTATATGCTTGGCTTATATCAGAATAAATAAACTCTCTAATTGCACCTTTTGATTTTGTGAGAAACACAACAGCACCATCAAACTCTGCTGGCTGCACTTCACCGCTGCCAAACGATGTCTGCTTCTTTACAGATATAGTGCTTGGCGTTAGTGGACGATTTTCAATCGTTGGGCAATATAGTTCCTGTTCAGATGTAAACACTGCAAGATGTCTAAATGACTGCATAGACTTTATCTCTGATACTTGGTTCTCTGCAATTTGAACCTGAATTGACTGATCGTCTAATCCAGTACCAACATCAAAATTAAAATACTCACCCACTTTAGAAAAGAACAAATGGTTTGGTAAGTCACGAGAACCACCAAATATAAGCCTTTGATCATGGAACATAACAGATCTTGCAAATCCATTACGAGTTGAGAAAACCTGTTCCTTCCATGTATCAACACCATTACCGTTATTTGGTGCTGTATCGAATTTGCCTGTTATTGTTGTTGCGCTTAGATACGCTATAACTTCTATATGATGAACCGTAAGGCCTTCATCTGTAAACTCAATCTCTTCACCTACCCAAGCAGAACTGAATATAGATGCACTTGCAGTAAAGGTCTGATTACTTGTTGATGTATTTGTAGGTGTAAGAGTTACCGCTGGTGCTGCAAACTTATAATACGGTTGATGAACAAAACCATCAGAGCTATCAAAAGCAAAATTAGCTAACGTAAAATTTGATGCTGAAGTTCTTGTAAGTTTCTGCATAGCAATATCAGGATGAACAATAATCATTGTGTCACCTGACTGAGTAACCCTTAGCTGGCCTATCATTGCTGTAGTCCAAGGACATGATGTAATTGTCTGGGTTACTGAGGTGAGGCTAGTAACATCAATAATATCCAACTTAGTATTACTAAATAAAAGGATGTATGATTCATCTTCGTCAAAAATATACGACTCCATTTGATAGTCGGTATTAGACAAAGTTTGAAGATACTGGCAGCCACCTCTACGAGTAATACCACCCTGCGCTCGCATACGGAAATTACGAAGCGTTTTAGACCCATTCTTATATGCGTCTGAATCCATGCGGGATGACAACAGCGGAGTTAGTTCCCCAGCCGTAAAGTTTGTGTAGAACTGCCGTAGAAGTGCCATTCATTAAAGTCCCTCTACATTTTGATAAATACCATTACCCATACGAACACGATGGTATCTACTTGGGCGTAGACCTTGAGTTGTTACCTGTTGGCTATCACGAGCTTTTGCCCTACGAAACTGAACTTCTGCAAGATCAGTATATGACTTTGCAACATCGCCCTTACGAGTAACAGACAAAGCTAACACAGAAGCCAATCTAAATATTGTCCACATAGTAAATGCCGGAGGCCAATACTGTGTTTCTGGACGAAATATGTAATTTAATACAACTGTCTCTGACGCATCAGCATTAAGGTACACATAACGCTCATAGATGTCGTACTGCTGGGGTTGATCATCAATGGTAACAGTTTGTACCTGAACAACCGCAGGGCTTGTAGGAAGAGCGTATGCAGCGTCCCAGCGATCTACTGGAACAGCAGTAAGTCTACTAAGAGTTTTCTGACCAGTAGCAAAGTTCCAGTTATGTTGAGCAAGGCAGTCCTCCACCACATCTTCAAAGATTGTGTTAGCTACCAATGCTTCATCAGTCTGGTCTGTAAATGAAGCTAATGGCTCTAAACCAATTAGAACCATTGCTTTTTGTGCTACTTCAATATCTGTAGATGGGGTCGTTGGCATTACTTACCGTAACCCTTTCCCATAGTCTTAGTTGATTTCTTTGGATTTAAACATTTACCAGCCGCACGACATTTGCCTGGGGTTGGACAAGTTGCACAAATTTTCATATCTACTTCCCATATTTCTTTAAGCTGCGTTTAAGTTGTTTTTGGGCAGATCTCATACTAATTTCTTTACCGCCCTTCATTGCAAAATTAACGCCTTTATCAAGGTCAATGTTAAGAATTTTAGCAGCACCTCTGCCCATCTTTCTTAAAATTATATTACCCATTACTTAACACCTTTACCTAATTTAGCATTAGGGCCAATCTTTACAGTATAGCCCTTACGAATCTCCTCTTTAGGAGAGGTAGAAGGGGCAGCTTTCGCTGCCGCCTTCAATGTTGGCTTCTTAGCCATTACCGAGAGTCGGTTGCCATGGTGACAACGTCACCAGTATCGACAACTCCACCAGAATTGCTAAGAACATTAACTATGCCAAAACCGTCTGAAGAGTTAACGAAGATAACATCGCCAACATTCATTTCGTTTGAAGCACCGTTGAAATAACCAGCCGCATCAATGGTATTATTAGCGTCCCCAGTAGAGACATAATGCCAGATATGGAAGCCATTTCCACTGTAGTTGACCAAAGTGAGGTCTGCTGCAACAAAAGCCATTATCAGTCCTCCTATTTCTTTAGCTGTAGTTCGTAACAGGCATTCGCATCAATAAGTGTAGCATTCATTTGCATCTTATTCAGAACAAAATAAGCATCCTTATCGTTGTGATACTGCATGTTAGAAGAGACATCTGCACCAATCGCATGTCCTACTGCACTTGTGTGCCAAGCAAAACATTTACGATCAACATTTCCACTACCAGCTTCGCTTAAGCCTGAGAATGGAAACCAAGTGAAGCCCAACCAGCTTTTAGCTGTGACTGAGTTTGCAAATGGAAGATTCTCTGTGCCAATGTATTCTGCACGAGAGAACTCATCGATGTCCATAAGTTGTGACCAGTTTTCCCAACCTACAACACAATAACGTGAACCATCATCAGGAACATCATTGTTACCAAATGCTTCCATCAAGCTGAAAGCCCAAGCCAATGTGATACCGTTTGTGGTTTCATTAAGGTTGTTGGTTGTTGCATCCATAGCCGCCAAGATAAGATCGTCTGTCTTACGGCCTAGTGCATAAGCACCTGACTGTTGAGCGACAAGCATCTCATCGTGGTTGATACGGAGTTGGTCAAGGTCATCAATCCACTCGCCTGCAAAATAATCCTCTAGGACTACATTTACATTTGTGTGTTCGAGGTTCATAGGTGCGACATTACCATGCCGAGCCTTTGTAGTCGCAAAACCTTTACCGATTTTCTGGAAAGTGGTTTTATTCTTTACGCCATTGGCAGTACGAATAGTACCACGAAGCTTTGAACCCATACGCTGATACGCCATATGGACGCCGGATTCAAACTCCTCGATAAAGGAAGTATCAATAGATGGGGTCGCCATACTATCATCTCCTTAAACTAAGTTAAAATTACGCTGTTCATCCGGTTGTTCCTACACACTGGTAATATTTGGTTGTCCATTTAGGAGAGCTACTCCAATTAGGGCCAATACCAACGCTTTGGGCCTTCTGTACGACAAAACTGACAGAAAACAATGTCTTTGTTAATTCACATTCATTTCTGTCTTGATAACTGGTCAAATCCGGCTCTGACTTTAGCTATAAAGGCAGCATCCTTTTCTTTCCAGTATTTCGGGTCATTCTGCATTGACATGAGATCTTCACGACTAATGCGTTCTTGAAACTCTGTTGGACTAACCATGTTAAACTGAGGCTGACCATTGAGTTCCATGAGTTCCTCAAATAAATGCACCATGTTGGCAGATGCTGGCATATTAGCAAAAGCTGAATAAGCTTCATCAGACAAAGATTTATTTGCCCATGAATCTACACGCTCAAGACGTTGTTCAGCATATTCACCAAGAGTTTCTGACTCTGTGTTCCAATCAGGGCCACGCTGAGTATCCATAGCAGCATACTCATTAATCACTTGGTTAAACTCATCTTGAGATAGGCCATAATTGTGAGCCTTGCTGCGAAACCAATCTAACATTGGGTCATCGTTGGCAATGCTGTATTCCAAACCTTCTGGTGGCTGAAACTCTATTTCATAATCGCCGGGGCTAATAGGAGAAGCACTCATTGCTTCATCATTAAGCTCATTTACAATCTGCTCTCTTAGCTCATCCTTACGTTGATAAAACTTACGCTCTAGCTCTCCATAGCTATTCGCAAGTTCCTCTGGCCTTTCAAACTTCTCAGGAAGCCAATCAGGTCTTTCGACTGATGCTTCTTGAGGTTGCTCCTGCATTCCTGATGCCTGAACCTCGACTGATGCTTCGGTTTCAACGCTTTCCGCTGCTGCTTCATTCATTTAACAATCCCACTTCCTTAGTGCTTTGTTGATACGGCTGTTAGGGTCATTAGCCGTCTTTTTACTTGTAAGCTTCTTTTTCATACCCATCATACGCTTACAAAATGATTTACGCCTTGCTGCTGCCTTCGGAGACTTCTTAGCCTGTTTAGCAGACACAGGACGTTTAATGTTTTTGCCTTCTCTACGCAAAGATCTACGACCAGCTTCATTAAGACCGCCAGATTTACTCTTACCTTCTTTACGTTGCCATGCTGGTGTCTTAGCCATTATTCTGCTTTCCTACCAAGTTCACAACGCTTTTTCATAATAGCAACAATCCATCGACTGCCTTCTGCATGTGCTAAAGTTTCAATTCCAGCGCCAGCAGCATGGACGTTATTCGTTGAAATAGATTCCAGATATTGTAAAAAATCCTTTCCAACCCCCGAACCAAAAAGAGCGTAGGCTTTAGAATTAAGATCTTTATCGACTTCCTTAGTATATCCTCTACCGTCTGGCGAAACATTTATCTTCTCCTTCACTGCATACCCCCACCTTGTTGTGCAGCCATCAATTGCTGCATTAACTGGGCGTTTTGCTGAACTTGTTGTTGATCCGCAAGTAGCTCTTCCTTAACGCCAAACTTCATGGCTAAGTAACGAATAACTTCTTCTTGATTATATAATGCTGGTGTTATCTCAGGGCCGAATGTACCAGCAACGGTTTGCTGGAAGCGCACAAAGTCTGCAACATCCTGTTGGTCTTGCGCTCTTAGCAATGGAGAAACAGGAACAATACGAAGCTGTCTACCGTCTACCTTTGGTAGATCAAGTAGTCCCTGATCACTATAGATTTTAATGACACGCTCAACTAATGGCTGCAAAAACTCTTTCTGCATACGACCAGCAACAGCACCCATATCCCTTGCAACATCAGCAAGCCTTTCAGAAACCTCAGTAGCTGACAAAGGTGTTCTAGCATTTGGTCTAGTATCAAGCTCATCTATGAACAAAGCTTTACGAACATTACGGCGCATGTCATCGAGTACAAGCTGTGCTACATCAAATCGACCGGGGCTTTGTAGCGTTTCAATTGTCGAGCCGGGGCTTCTAGGAATAAAAGTTCCGGGCTGAATAGTAATGTTATCTGGATTAAATACACCGTCATCATCGTAAACATAAGAACCAGCAATAGCCATCTCAGCATTCTCAAGAATAAGCTGAACAGTAAGGTTTAATGTTTTAATAGCTGGCATTGCTTGAAGAACAGGGCCACGACCCCATACCTCAAAACCAGACTTTGACCATCTTGTTGTAATCCAAGGAACGCTACCACGACCCTTTAGTACCTGTTTCTTTAGGATATGATTGTCTGTTTCAGAAATAAGGTAATAAGTGTACTCATCCTTAAACTTATTCTTCTCATCATATATCGTGGCTTCAATAACTTTAGTTTTACGATTTGGATCACGCCTTTGTATATCAGACATTTTCTCGTTAAACTTAACATCAGGATAACGATGCTTAATCTCAGTAATATCCATCTCGCTGTTCCAACGGAACCAGCCTGATACACTATCCAAGTTACCAGCTAGTAGAGCAACATTTGTTGGCGGTACAGATGTGAAGTGCAAGTCACCAACAAAACGACCCTCTTCAACAAGAAGGTTCATTGTACCTAAACCTAAATCTTGAAATCCTTCGTGAAGCTCTGCGTTAAAGTTAGAGTTGCGTAATCCCTCATGCAAAAGCTCTGTAATTCTATCCAGTTCTGCAAGAAGCTGTTTGTTAATTGATTCTTTTGGAAACTCAGGGCCGGGGGCAAGCTTAAAAGCACGACCATTAGGAGGGAAAAAGCCAAGCTGCAATCTTGATGCAAACTTAGGTAATCCTACTACGGCAGTCTCATCGTAGATATTTTCTGTGCGTCTGGCTGCTGCCGACTCTTGAAAGAAGCTTTCTCTATGTGGAAGAACATAATCATAAATTTCCTCCCATATATCAGACCAAGAAGACCATCTACCTTTAGCCTTCTTGTAACGATTCATTACACTTTCAAGCTCTTTCTTATCGTCACCAGTCCCAGAAGGAGCAGGAGATGTATCTTCATAATGTCTCATATCTATTCCCTTAATGAACCGGAAGGTTTTCCCATTCGTCTAAAACCAACAAAGCCCTTAACTTCCTCTTCTTGCAAAGATCGTTGACCAGCAAGATTTGATGTGCGAACACGATCAGCTTCCACTTTACGCAAACGCTCTTGCTCACGTTCTTTCTCAAGTCGTGCCTTTTCTTCTGCCTTTTGCTTTTCAAGCTCTGGATCAGGAGGCGGTGAAGAACTACCAAATCCCATTTTCAATCTCCTTCTACTGGTTTTAAGAAGATGTCTTTTCCACCAGATTTACGCAATTCACAATAAAGCTGATACGGCGTTAATATCCAAGGTTTGTTAATACCAGCAATATGTTTTATAAAACTAACGCAATAAAGCCAACGAGGTAAATAAATAGGGTTCTTTTTACTATCTATTTCTAAACATGTGCAGTTAAACATCAAATCAGCAATCAGATAGTCTGCTTCTATCTCTCTTAACCACTCAAATGTAAATCTTTGTGTGGCATATTCAAACTTATACCATGTATTTAGCTCTGGATCGTAGCAAACAGCAAAAACATGCCCAAAATCAGGTCTATGTTTGGTAAATATTCTCCACATTCCTAGATTCTTGGCTTCTTTGAAGCAAATTATCCATTTCATAACGCCCTAGCATGTCCTTTTTGTGATCTAGCTAATCTATTACGGCCTTTCATACGCTCAAAAGGGTTGCTAGCCTTCTCAACAGTGGTGGGGGATGGTGCTGAACGACCACCGAGAATCACTCTACGACCCTCACCGCCCCCTAGCATTGCATACTGCAACGCATCGTGTATATGAGAGAACCTATTCTTATTAGGCTTCTCGTCATAGCTCTCTCTGCCCATGTGATATATTCTTTTATACTGATAGCCACCTTCAAAGCCAGATATTAACGTCTGGCATGTAGGGCTTATAACAAAAGACGGATGACCATCTGTCATACGGTTAAGAACAGACTCGACAGATTCAATCCTCACTTGAGTATCATTGGTAGGTGCCGGATATGCAGTAATGCCCGCTGCCCTCAAAATCATAAACGGAGTGTTCTCCGATGTCTGCGCCATCTGATTACCAGCCGGATCACCAACAAACTTAAAATCTAGAGCTTCCCAGTTGTTTTTTGCGATTTCTTTCTTGAGTACGTCTGCAAATCGTCCAGCTCCCATATCCTGTCCAATGACTTCGTGGAAAACAGCCCAACGTCCGAAGATCGTTTGTTGAGCGAATATTGCCGATGGCGTCCTGCCGAAGTCAATGCCGACGATAACTTCCTTACCGACGATGGGTTCGATGGGTGACTTCGCAACGTGAGTCTCCTTCCTAAAGGTTGGATACACAGCCTTACCGTCAAGCAAGGCTTGGTATTTGTTTAAGACATAAACATTAACCCATAAAGAGCTTTTTCCAAGAATAATCTTGTCATAGTAATCTGGCTGGATGTTGCCTTGGTTCTCAGCTTTGGGGTTGTGAGAATAGCCAATCAGGTTGCCCTCGCTGTCCCTGTCTTCGATCATAGCCCCAGGCTGCGAGTAGAAAGTCCAATCATCCGGCTTAACAAGAAGAAGCTTTTCCTCATTAGACATATACTCGGGAGGAGCAGCTTCGCCTGACATAATAGCCCACCAATGGGTTTCATCAGGTGAGTTCGTATCCATAATGACACCAAACCAAGTAGGGCCACCATCTCTCATCGAGGGAAAACGACCAACACGCATAGTACACGCATCAACAATAGACTTCGGTATCTCTCTAGCTTCGTTTATCCAGATAGCAGTTAACTCAAGAGACAGTAGCTTCTTAATATCCTCTTGCTTATCCAAAGCCAAAAAGATGACTTCTGATTCAACAACGGTCTTATCTGCCAAGGAAAAATTAACATGATGCGTATATGGTGGCGACCAGACAAATCTACCGATATCATCTGAAAACCAGTCACGCCATGTTTTGATTGTTGTGGTTTTTAGTTGAGGATTGGTATTACGAATAACTGCAAACCTAGTACGCCTTACGCCACTTTGATTTGGCTTTTGCGTTATGGCTATTCTCATTAGCTCCATGCAAGAGGCCACAGATTTACCAGAACCAACTGGCCCTCTGAGGCCTCTCACAAAAGAACGATCCTTCATAAACGCCTTGGCTATCGGCCCCGGCGGTTTATAATCTAACTGCATTAACCGATAAACTGTCTGCGATTAGCGCCACCACTGCCAGAACCAAGAGCAGCTACGCTTGTACGCCTTGCAGCAGAACTTAGTTGAGTGGTAGATCCAGTTACATTGGTAGAAGTAGCAGCAGTTTTAGTTCCGCCTATAGAACCACTATCGCCACCGCCTCTCATTCTCTCGCCTACTGAAATATCACCAGCAGTCATAACAATGCCACGACCACCTACGCCAGTGCTGACAGACTTACCAAGACCAGTCGGATCATACTGAGAACCACCAGTGTAAACCTCACTTTCACCAAATGGCGTGTCTTTTGTGCTTACCACACCTTGAATACGACCTGTCGTATCATAAACGGCAGTACCGCCAGCATCAATCTGAGACCTAATGTCGGCAGCCCTCGTCTTCCCAAAATTATTTAATCCTCTAGCAGCCATGCCAATAACAGATGGAAGATTCTGCACACGATCTGAAATCTGCCCCTTATTAACACGGTCATCAAGATCCCGATATGCACCAGTTGTTGATGTAGTAAAACGATCTACAGATCTATCCATTGATTCATTAGCAACATCCTCTGGAGACATAGCACCATAATTGCCGGAACTTCTTGCCGGAGCAGCACCAGCACGCATACTGCCTCTTGCAACACCAGCAGATTGACGACCACCCTTTTCTTGAGCAACTGCTCTTTGGTTTTGCTCTTTCTTAGTAAGGCCTACCTGACCACGAACTGAAGCACCACTTGGGCCTCCACCACCACTCTCTTCACCCATAACAATCTCCTTTGGCTTATTGGGGTTAAAAAATATTTTTAACAGAACGTATTATTTAAGTCTATTGCGTGTGTGGTTTACCCTTTTATAGAGACACGCTAGTTTTTTAAGGCCGTTCTCTATGACACACATAACCTCAATGGGGCCCCCTATTCTACTCCGAAGTTAATCTGTACCGCAGTCGTAGGAGCTTTAGGTGCATCATTGCGTAATCCTGCCCTGTCCATAAGATCTCTAGCAGCTTCAAGCCTAACGTGCTGTGAGTTACTTCCTAGCAAATCTCTCATTGTTGCCATTGCTTGTGTAGCGTCCCACCCCAATGTTCTCATAGCCAGTTCTTGTCTATATTCGATAACATGTTGTTTGTTCAGGGAATTATATGCCCAAGCCTTGTTCCTACCCAGCTTACTTGCAGCTTCTGTTGGGTTGCAACCATCATGCAAGATCATATGCACCAGATCAGCCTGTGGATCAGTTACTTTACTGTGCGTTGTTCGCAATGTCGGAGAGTGTTTCTCTATGTCTTCCATTGGTACTACACCGCTTTTGTATCTGTCTTGTTGTTCACTATTGGCTTTTGTCATTTCCGTGTCCCATAACTCTACGAGAGGAGATTATACACATAACGATCGAAACCCTGTCAATACACTTCTTGTATCCCATTGTAATCACGCTATTAGCACCCTACAAATATCGTTCGCTCTTGCGAGGTGAACGATCTTTTCCGAAGTGCAGCTTGAGTGTGTCGCAGATACCGCTAATGCCCTTGTTCGGGCATTGCTAGATAAGTGTTGCTCGGCACAGCAAAGCTGCTTTGTCGCATCACAACTAGCGAGTCATACCTTCATTCCGTTCTTCGCTGTGATTACACTGACCGCTGAGACGGTCAGCGCACTCCACAGGACTCATCTCTATGTGAGCACACACACACATGATTGGCCCTACGTCGTTCAATTATCCCTAAAGGGTAACACACAAATTGCTAAAGCAAGCGAGGAACAGATACTTTTAATTAAGCTGCGCATGCTTTTTTGAATCTTTGTAAAGATCCGAATCAAAATCCGAATTTGTTATTATTAAGTCACTCTTACGAGTGACATGTTTTTTTATCGAAAATCCATTTTGACAAGGGGGTTTGCACCCCTTCGGAACTTGACATCCTCTTTCGTGTGTTAGGTGTCGGCAAGAACAACGCAGAACAATCCTGTGTCTGTGTTAACCATAACTAACGAGGTAATCATGTTACAACTAGATCTTTTCGATATTACAACATCAACAACTAACCAAGAGATTACTATCTCGCCAGCACAACATGAGATTATGCAAGCTCTTGTATCAGGTGACTTGCAACGAGCAACACAGCTTATTGATCTACAGCATGACACTGACTTAGATCTACAGTAAGCCAAATATAATCGGGGTAGGCATAGGGTCTACCCCATAACATAACGTGAGGTGAATGATATGAAGATGGAAACAGCTAGAGAGCTTTGCACATTGGCAGATGATATTCGTACCGAGTTAAGCCAACTTGGAGAACATGCAACAATGAATAGAAGAACTGAAGCAGGTGAATGCTTCGACAATATTATGAGCATGACTGCTGACATCAAACGCATCGCATATCAAAACGGAGGTGACAATGACTGATACACAATATGTAATTATGAACGACCTGACAACTGAAGCTCTTGATCGTGTAGCTCGCAACTTGCAAGCAGACGCAAGAATGGATGACGACAAGCAAGCCCAATGGGATGCAGAGTTCAAGCGTAGAATGCACGCTCTGATCGACATGTTTGAGGATGGCCCCGAGGTTATCCTACAGTGCAAGCTGGCAGATCAGTTCACTCGTACATTCGAGAAGATCACACACAACATTGTAGCTGCTGGCACACAGGCCAGACGTGAGCTTCGTGATATGAAGCGTGACGATGTTGGCATTGAGATTACTGGCAACAAGGTTGAGAATCTTGAGGACAAGATCGAGCTGCTTCGCCAACAGTATTGGATTGCTAACCATGCTTACAAGATCATGCGGCATAAGGTACGCACCGAGGTTATCGGCAAGACCGGAATGAACTGGGGACAGTACATACCCGCTGACGAGATGTCTCGTGTCAAGCGTGTCAACTTCCGCAAGGGTCAGCTTACCATGGAGCAGTATCAAGCCAACAAGCAGGACTTCTGGTCATATGCTCGTGATGCTGGCATGGTAGAGATGCCGAGAGATGACAGCTTTGCATCAAACACATAACAACTGATAGGGTGGGGCTGCGGCCCTTCCCTACATTTTTTTGTTTCCGGCAACAGCTTTTAAACGCCTCAGACTGGAAAGCCAATGAAGAAATTATATAAAGTACAATCTCATAACGAAAGAGGATGGAAAGATGTCAGCGACTGGATTACATCCCTAACAGAAGCCAAAGAGATTACATCAAACACAACAAATAGAATGAAAGATCATCTCAGAATTATAGAGAAGACTATGACCACCCCCCACCATTCTTCAATAAAAATGGTTTACACCAAATAGTCAATGGAGATTTCGCCATGATATTTTATGTTATAGCTGGAATATTTTCCGCACTAGCAATCCTGTTTTTACTAGCCAAATTCGACTTCAAAAAAGTTCTTTGGCTTGACATCCCAATTGACATTGCCTCTACTATTCTGCTCGTTGCTATGTTTGCTGGCACCTTCGCTGGCATGATGGCAGCAGTCATTGGTGGCTGTGTCATCTCACTGACTTTGCTTACAGCGAAGCGGTTGATAGGTTACAAAAAGCCTAAATGGTTTAAATACAAGTATCAGTGGGTAGAAATGCCTGCTCGTTAATTCCGTCCCAACAATACACGGAGTCGGAAGACACTGTTGCCCACCTTGGAGGGACGCAATGCAGTGACAGAGGCTAGACGTGATGCCTCAACCCAATCATGCAGACGCAAAGGAGAAAAGCATGAATTTCGCACAAATCACAGTTTCCGGTAATGTAGGTTCAGCCCCAGAGATTCGGGACGTTAACGGCACAAAAGTCGCTAACTTCTCAGTCGCTGTCAACGAATCCTATACCAACAAGTCAGGCGAGAAAGTGGAGAATACCCACTGGTATCGCTGTGAGGCTTGGGACGGCAGCAATGGCAAAGGCCTCGTGTCTAACGTCATTGAGAAGTATGTCGGCCAGGGTACTACTGTATTCGTTCAGGGTATGCCAATCATCGAAGAGTACGAGAAGGATGGGCATAAGCAACGCTCATTCAAGATCAAGCTTGCAGGTGCTGGCTCAACATTCCGCATGGGCGGTAAGGCTAGTGGCGGCAGCGATGCACCATCAGCACCTGTTGCAGCCGCAAACGATGAAGACATTCCGTTCTAGTAGCTTTTTCATATTGTAGTTACAG